CATTTTACAGGTAATTTTACAGGTCAAATTGCAAGTAATATTGAAATTACATTAAAAATTAATTCAAAAATTAAGGAAAATGGTAATGAAAATGATAAAGATTTTAATAAAGAAACTAATGAAATTTTAAGTAAAATTAAAAATAAAGAAAATAAAGATTCAAAAATTAGAGATTATTTTCATATTTTTAATAGTATAGATAATTAAATTTTTAATGATAATTCATATATTTTTATAAGTGTTTTTATAGATAATGAAAATAAAAATAGATTTTCTAATGATTTTAATAACTTTTGTAAAGATAAAGATAAGAATTTTGATGATGATTCTAATAATATAATTGTAAGTCTTTTTATAGGTATCGGAAATAATATAAATGTTTATATTGTGGAAGTACCTAATGAAACTGCCCCGTCCATTCAAGGGTTTGCGAAGCCCCCCGCTTGAGATTGCAGGAAAGAAAAAAAATAAATGTTTCCTGAATAGTCTAATTAAAACTTATTCAACTATGGCAAAGCAAATCAAAGAAGCAACTGAAACAATCGTTAAGGTTGTTCGCATTAGTGGTAAAACTAAACCGCTGGCAATTAATGGTAAAGAGAATACCGATAATGTCGTATTCCTTCGTGCTTTCGATGCTGAAAGCGGTGCGAAACTTGACACACCGTTGAGTATCACAGAAAGTAGGGCAAAAATGTTCGGTTTTTCGTGCCTTTGTATTAGTGAGGAAACAGCCGAACGCGATAACGCCGGAAATATGGTTGAGGAACTAAACACGCTGACGAATCCGCCCAAGTACTACGAAATGACATTGCGAGTAATACCGAAAGGCGAGCCGGGAGAATGGGGCTATAAGACCAAAAAGGCCGTAACGGTGGACGGCAAAGAGTACAAAGCGGGTGAACTTGTTCCCTATCGTACTACTGGCACAATGATTGTCGAAGCTATCGGCAAGGAGTACAAAGACACGGATTTCAAGAGTGCCGCGATTAATCGTATCAATGGAGCCGCAAACGCTGCCGGTGATATGGCATATCGTGTCGAAACTTTCCGTCTTATGTTCGGACGTGTTCCGAATATGGCTAACGAGGAAGACCGAAATACGTTGCTTTCTCTTCCGGTAACACACTAAACTAATAGCGTTGAGGATGGCGAACGTCGTAATGATGTTCGTCATTCTTTTCGTAAATTACAAGTTTCATTACGACCAACACTTTAAGTTTCATTACGACCAACACTATTACAACTATGAAATGGTTAGGATTTATAGCATTAGTTCTAATTGAATCATTAGCTATATTCGGTTTATCATTAAAACAAATAGGATTTACTGTTCCACAAGCGATATTAATTTCGTGTTATGTTGTGCTATTAATTATCACAATTACGGGATTTATTATTGCGCATTTTGTAAATCTACAAAAAGAAAGAGAAAAAGAATTTGGAATTTTAATACGAGAATTAAGAGAAATTAAAGAAGTAGTAGGAACATCTGAAACACGAGTAATTAAATTAGAAAGTTTGATAGAAAATGATGTAAGAAATGATGTAGAAAGAGTGTATATAAATGTAATGAAAGAATTGAAACGAAAAGAATGATTAGTTGCAGAGGTATTATCTCCACTTTTATCTTTATTATTCTCACTATCAGAATCTCTAATTTTAGGCAAATAATCTCTTTATAATTGTTCTTAACAATCTTATAATATTTTTTATATTAATATTTTCATTTTTATTTTTAATATCATTCTTTTTATTATTTCATATTCTTTTTATTATTAATTTTTTATCATTAATCTCTTTAATATTTTTATCATTTTTCATATCTTTATTTTCATTAACAATCTCAATTTGATTTCCTATAATTGTTCCTTATAATTGTTATTGATTATTTTTTATTATCATTTATAATAATTTCGATATTAATATTTTCATTTTCATCTTCAATAATAATTATAATAATTATTTCTCTATTTCTTTCATTCTTTTTAATATTACGTTTAACTATAAAATTTATATGAAATTTACAAATAATTTCTTTATCACCTTTACCATAATTTTAGGCAAATAGTATTCCAATCATTGTTATTATCAAAATCATTATAATAATTGTAATAGAAATTACTTTAATATCTACATTCTTTTATTATTTATTAAATTTAACATTTTCAATATGATTTATAATAACAACTACAAAAGTTTTATACTATCTATATTTGTAATATTATTTACCTAAATTATCTCTTTATCTTTTTCATTCATTTTATCATCTCGATTTTCATTATTAATTGCCATTGTAATTGTAATAGAATTTGTAATATTAATTGTAATTATTTATTCTTTACTTTTATATTACTTATCTTTATTATCAATTATATTACTTATCTTTATTATCAATTATATTAATTTTAACATCTTTATTATCATGACTTGTGCTATTATTGGATTTATTATTTCCTTTTTATTTGTTAAATTAGCAGACATAAATGGTAAATCAGCGTTTACACTAACAGAAAAACTACAAGCATCATTTCTGATATTTTTATTCGTAGGATATTGGATTGTATTACTTGCAAAATATCTTATTTCATTAATTTAATTAACTATGAACACAACAGAATCTCCTAAACGAAAAATATCTGCATTAGAACGTACAATCGTTGCAGGTATGGGTAGTATTACAATGCCTGATATGATGGCATTACATAATAAATTTCCTACATTAACTATCGAAGATATTTATGATATACTTAGTTCGATAGAAACATCTGCATTAGGTACAACATCACGAGAATTTATTCTTCAATATGCAGAAGTAAGACTTCTTAGTTTACGAAAATCTAAAACTATTGAAGAAGCAACAGTACAAACTTGTGAAATATCAGAAAAAGTACAAGCTCTCATATCTCATAATGAAGAATTAAATGACCGACTTGAAAGACAAGCATCTTATATCGGTAAACTTCAACGAGAACTATCAACATTCAAATCAGTAAATAAAAATATTAAAATAGTATCTCTCGTACTATTATTCTTACTGATTGGTCAAGTTATAGCACATTTTACATTATAAATTTTAACAATAATTCAATTATGTCGAACAGTATGTTTTTTCTTCCTTGCATTTGTATCATCATTTGCTTTATTATTTCCGCTATTACTTATACCTATAATAAGGCCAAAGATAGAGCAGTTGATAAAGCTATTAATGATGATATTCAAGATGGTTTTGTATGTTTGGGGGATGTTTATATTGATAAGTATTCTATTGAGTCTATTTATTTAGATGATAATGGACATCTTGTTGATATTAAAACAGACTATAATCAGTATTCTTATCGTTTTACAAGTGAAAGTTCATATCATAAATATCTTGATTATCTTGAAGATACTTGTAAAATTGATACAATGATTCATAATCAGTATTAAGCAAATATGAATAATTTTAAAGAAGCTCTCGCACAGGATTTTATCTTCTTACATGGAGATAAAAAATATAGTAAAGAACATCAGTTTATAGCTTGCGAACGTTCTCGTAACGAAACTCATGTAATTGTTGGTTACGCGTATCGCTGGTTTAGTGATGCTAAAACTACTATTTCTCAATATGCTATTCCTATTTCTGATTGGGAAGATACAGAGAAATTTATTACTTTCAATGATTATGTAAAAGAAAATCTCACAACAGGTGAAAAATATAATTTACATAATATTAATTATTGTCTTAGTATTAATGCTTTCTTTATTGAACATTTAGAAGATAGCATGAGTACTATTAATGAACGTAATCATCGTAAAAATCCACCATATAAATGTTGTGATAAAGAGGTCGATTATTCAGATGATGATTTCATGGAAATATATGATTAACATAAAACAACTAATGTTATGACTGCTAAACTAATTGTATCTGTTAAAGAAGTAAACGGTATTGCACAAGTCGTTTACTATTGTAAAGAACGTCGGCGTATTTATCGTAAATCGTTCGCTGATACTGTTCGAGAATTTCGTGATGCTTACAGAAAAGCTAATAAGAAATAAGTTGCAACTGGAGAGGGCTACGCAGCTGGGCTACGCCCAGCCGCTCCGCTCCCCGGTGGGGCAGGAGGTTGCACGCCCACTTGTCACGTTACTTACGAAATTATTATAACTCTTATTATTAATAATATTAAAACTATGTTATGTGAAATTATATCTGAAACAAAAGGTACTATTATTAATTTACCTATACAAGGTGATATTAATGTTAGTCGTGACGATTATATCGAAATCAATAATGTTCGATATGCAGTTCGTAAAAAAGAATATATTCTTAAAACTGAAACTGAACCTACTGGAAGACAAGTTTATATTACTCGAATTGTTATTTATGTCATGTAAATTATGCCAAATTTAGAAGATTGTGTTATTCAGTTCGAAGACCCTAATCCAACAATGACTCGTGTCGAAAATGCTCCTGCGGGTATTGGTGCTGATATAGTATTTCCAAGTGTGGAACCGGAACATTTACGAGGTAGTTCATTATCTGCTATTAGGCCTATGACAGTTACTGAATATAATAATATTCATGCAGATAATTATAAAACTGAAAAGAATACTGGAAATATTATTCTTATTATGATTGTTGCAACAATATGTTTAATTAAAGTCATTAGAGCTGCGAAAAAATCAGATTAGCTAAATATGACTGCTGAACAAGAAAAAGATTTTAAGAAAAAAGGTATATATAATGATATTATTCTGATGACAAATCTGACGATGATATATTGTTATATTATGTTCTTTGCTCTTGAAGAAGTTGTTAATATCTTTGGTAAACGTTATCGACATTCAACCAAATATTATTATAATATCGTTCGAGAAGTTCTCGATAGAATTAATTGTGATAATATTAATTGTTTCAAAACAAGTCAGCAAGATGCTGGTCAAATGGTTTTGGATGTTGTTAAAGAAATCGAAGATAGACTTGCTTTTGATGATAAACAGTTGTATATCCTATTTGTTATTAATCAAAAGGCTTACGATAATATTCATAGATTTGAACCCGAAGTTACAAGTATATTTAAGAAACAAATTGAATATGTTTATCGTAAACTAATTGATTATTGTCCTGTAACATTGGAAAAAGACAAAATGGCTATTGCAACTATTGTCATTAATCAAGTTATTAATAAAGTTAAAGCTCGTGAGGAATCTGATGGTTCACTCACTATTATATATGATGATGCAAAATAAATTTTAAGATTTGTTTGGTCATACCATATATAATTATTATATTTGAATCATAAATAATAAACAAACAAACACAAGAACTATGTCTTACATTATCACTCGTGCTAACGAAAATAATAAAGTTGGTAAAATGGGAAAAGGTCGTAAAATCAGTCATGTTCAAACTATCGTAGTCGGTGGTGATGAACGTAATAAATGTCGGCCAGTATATCGTGTAACGTTTATTCACAAAAATAATAAGTAATAAATTAATATAACAAGTTGTAAATACATTATCATAATAAAATATGTAATGAGTAGAAATCCTCGATAGGCAATCCAGTATTAAACTACTAATTTTACAACTTGTTTTCTTGAACTATGGTGTAATGGTAACACATGAGATTTTGGTTCTCAGATTTCAGGTTCGAATCCTGATAGTTCAACTATTATAGATAATCATGGCAGAGATATAAATGCACTCAATGGATTGGTTGATGATGCAGTAAGTTGAGGCTTAACTGTATTTTAGGCTGGTGCAAGTCCAGCTGGTTATCTATAATTACGCCGTGTTAGCTTTAATGGTAGAGTAGCTGACTTGTAATCAGCAGGTTGTAGGTTCGAATCCTACACACGGCTCACATTGGGATTGTTGTGTTCCAAATGTTGATGTTTTGAAATGGACATCTCGGAGTACTTCTGTTGTGATAATAGTGGTACTCTTTTTCATGTAAATTCTAATCTAATATATAATATTATGACTTTAATCACTCTACCTTCGGGAACTGTTTTAGCTAATGATTACACTCTTCCGATTATTGTTGTTAGTAAAGTTCTTATGGCTAATGACAACAATCCTCATGCTAAATTGTACCCTTATTATTTTACAGTCATGTATGCTAATGGAGTTTCAATTCCTATTATAGCTAAAACATTAGCAGATGCTGAGCTTGATAGACAAATAGTTGTTAAAGCTATTACTCCTATAAAAGACTCAAACGTAAATTAAATAATAGGTTTAAGGCGGATTGGCGAAATTGGTAAACGCATCGGACTTAAAATCCGACGAATAGTAATATTCTTGCAAGTTCAACTCTTGTATCCGCTACAAGTGTCCAAATAATGGACGCGAGTGTACCAATCCGAGTACACAATCTTGCAGACAAAACTGTCAAAAATCTGTGAGTTAAAAATGTGACAGTACTTATGGATACTCATAAGGCTAACGCTGGCGCCAAGTGGAATGATATTATGTAAGTTTCAACACGTTCATTTAGTAATGATGTTGTTAATGCTGACGAGCAACGAACAAGAAACGAGAGTATTCCTCGTTCTTGTCTTTTTAATGATGACGAAACCCGCGCGACAAGTGGGCGTGCAACCTCCTCTCCCACCGGGGAGCGGAGCGCTGGGCGAAGCCCAGCAGCGAAGCCGACTTAAATTACTACTAAATTAACTCTTAATTAAATACAAATTAAAACTATCTAACATTATGGTATGAGTAAGCAACCTATTATACAAGTTCATAGTTGTAGAGCTTGTAAGTATTGTAAAAGTAAAACTTCGTATAAGTCACGAACTGAACGAAAGACTTATTATGAATGTGATAAGATTAAAACTATGATTACAGAAAGTGTATATCAGACAAATGATTGTTTAACTTTTATTAGTCGTAAATAGTTTATGCCTAAACTCAATGTTAATCAGATAGACAAATATCTTAATCCGAAAGATAACGGAGATAAGAGAAGGTCTAAACCTAATAGGAATCTTCGAGAAGATAACAATCAAAATTATAGTAAGAAGAATGATAAACGTAGGCCAACAAGTCGTAACCAGTAAAGGTAGATATGGTCGTGTTATTGATGTTGATAATTCATCCAGTGAACTTAAAGTATTAGTTAAGATTGGTACTAAGAATTATTGGATATTAGAAAGTCAATTAACTCCTGCTACACATATAGTTAGGGTTAAAGTTGAATACGAAATAGATTATTGTGGTAAATCTATTACCGATAGTCTTGAAGTAGCCCTAAAACGTGATACTGTTCTTTACAATGATAATGTTAATTATTTAGCTCAACTTTGTAAAGATAAAGTAGAAAGACAATTAGAAATGGAAGTAAAAGTTAAACAAATTAAAATTTCATAAGTGCTATGACATTTGACTTAAAAGTTATTACTATTGAAACTAAACCTCGTGCTGGATACTTTATTCTTGACGAAGGTGAATTTTCTACTGTTAAAAAGGTTGTACCTCAACGTAGCGAAGTCTATCTTGATAATGGTAAAGTATTATCTATCGCTGATGCTTCTAAGAAAGTTGCAAAACTTATTGGTGAAGTTACTACTGAACAAGAGGATAAAGTTATTACAAAAACTTATTCGATTATTCATAGTGATTTCAGTGGAATCATTCGCGGTTTGTATGATACGATTCCTTATGGAGATGATGTTCCCGAAGAGGATAGAAAATATAAAACGCTTCGTGATGCACTGTTCGCTGGTGTAAAAGTTAGATATGAAGGTGCATTTGAAACTATTCTTACTCGTACTGTTGTTGATGAAGTTGTTGAGATTTCAAGTCTTTCTGTTGTAGACAGGTATCAACTTTATTCTCGTGATGATAGAGTTGGTGTTGTTACGAAGTTTGATAAAGATTCTCATTGGTTCCAAATTAAGCTTAATACCAGTGGTACTGTTGTTAAGTGTAAACGTGAAGATTTTATAAAACTTCATAATGACAATACTATACAGATGCTTCATACTTTATGTTCTCGTTGTGGTCGATAAATGGATTTTAGTAAACTTAAAGGACTTGTTCCTGTAAAGAAAGCTAATATCAATAGAGATTCAACTAATCGAACAAGAAGTAAAACTTCAAATATGACACCTCATGCTATAAAGTGTGAGGTGTTTTTTTATGATAATAAGTTTTATGGAATTGTCGATAATGAACGTTATCCTATTGATATAACAGATGAGGATTATCAGAAAGCTACATTTGCATTTAGCACACCTGATAATGAACATTGGGATTGGTTTACGATTCGTCCTTTTAGTGCTGCCGAAGCTGATATTGAAAACTTGAAAAAGTATTGGCAACTTATTGTTCCTAAAATGAAGATTTGGATTACTCTTGAAAATGGAGTAGGAAAACTTGATATGGAACGTATTAATAATCGAAACGAAAAAGTTTTCAAAAGATTAAGTCCAAAATATTATGCTTCTCGACGCAATTAAAGAGTATTCGGTGGTCATGCCGGAATTACTTCAATATTTGAAGAAACGAGGATATGACCCCGGATACTTTTTTACAAAGTTAGACCTATCGCTACAATTCATAATAATATTCGAGTTTTTATTACAGAACTACGATATTGTTATGATTACAACCCCTAATGTTATGGGTGTTAGAGCTTATGTTAATCGAACTACTGACAAACAAGATGTAATATTTGTTTGTCCTACTCCTGAAACTTATAAAATAAGTAATAATCATTATGAAACCCTTATTAGTAAGGCATTTGAGTATATCCAAAACACTGCATTTTAGCCGATATGGACGCAGATAAATTGAAAGACCTTACAAGTGTTAAGGTGAACAAAAATAAGCCGTCAGCGAGGCCAAAACAGGCCGCCACGGGCGATTATTCGCAATTATATCCGGGACAACAGCAGGCTATCGACAAACTATCTGATTGGTATTTTAGTAACGAACTTGAATGTACACTTGAAGGTGTCGCGGGTAGTGGAAAAACTTTTATTCTTAGATATTTTCTTGAGAATATTGTTAATAAATCTTATACTATTACGGCTCCTACACACAAAGCTCTTCGAGTTCTTGAATCTCAAGTAGGTAGAAAAGGTATGACTTTGCATAGTTTGCATGGTCTTAAACCTAATATTGATTTACAGAATTTTGATATTGAGAATCCTCAATTTGACCCTCTTAATCCAAGCAAGATACAAAATTATAATCTTGTTGTGATTGATGAATGTTCTATGATTAATAAGGATTTATTCCAACTTAATCGAAATCGTGCTACTACTTATAATGTTAAGATTCTTTATGTTGGTGATTCTCTTCAGTTACCACCTGTAAATGAAGAAATATCTTTAACATTTGCTACTGTTAAGAATAAAGTTGTTCTTACTGATATTGTACGACAAGAAGAAGGTAATCCCCTTCTTGAACTGTTTAGTCTTTTAAGAGATGATATTAAAAATCAAACAAATACTTTTCTGAATTATATAGTTCGAAATAGGTCTAACATACAAGATGGAATTGGTTATGAAATTATTCCACGAGCTATGTTTAATCAAAGACTTATTGATGAATTTAATTCAGATACATTTCATAAGAATATAGACCATTTTAGAATTACTGCTTATACGAATAAAGCTGTTTCTGATTGGAATAGTATTGTTCGTAATAGTATAGTTGGTAAAGATGCTGATATAATTCATATTAACGATTTAGTGTTATCTTATAATACTATTGTTGATGAGTTTAAGGAACCAATTATTCTAAATAGTGAAGACTATATTCTTGAAGATATTAGACCTTATATTAGTGATGAAGGTATTAAAACATTTGCTGTTAATCTTAAATCTATGTATGATGGTCATATAACTCAACCGTTTCTTATCGTAGATACAAAAGATGCTTCATTTCTTAAATATAAGGAAATTCTAACACATCTTTATAATAGAGCTGCTAATCGTGTTCAACATGGTTGGTATGTTTATTATAAGTTTAAGAATCGTTTTTTAACAAATCTTAAATTCAGTATTGAAACTATTCAAGGAACCAAGTGGATTAATAAAGACATAGATTATGGTTATTCTATGACTGTTCATAAAACACAAGGTTCTACTTTCGATAATGTAGCAATAGATTTGACAGATATTGTTTTCCAAAATACGAGATTTGGTCGTAGAGAAAATGATATCGATATTCGTAATAAACTTATGTATGTAGCTCTATCTCGTGCTCGCAAAAGTGTTATTATGAAGTATTAAACATAATCTTATTAATCAGACTGTTTCATCTGATATTTTTAATAGTATTAATATTATGTGTAATGCTTGTGAAAGATGTTATTTATCTATTGCTAATCGACGGATACCCGGTGGGGGAGCAGGTTGCACGCCCACTTTGAGGCGTACTATTATGTTTGTTGGTGATACACCAACTATTACAGATTATAAAACTCAAACTATATTTAATGGTCGTTCAACTAAAATAGTTAGTCAATTCATTAATGATTATAAACTAACTGCTTGGACTATTAAATCAACTCTTATTCAGTGTGTTTGTGCTGAACCAACTGAACATTATGCTGAAACTTGTTATCCAAATTTTATAGCAACTATTAGGAAATATAAACCTACAATTATTGTTGCTGTTGGACAATTTGTTTATCAGTTCCTTAAAGAAGAAAAATATAAAAGTATGGCATCAGTTGTTAATAAACCAGTTAGGTTTAATGATGCTATACTAATTCCTATATATTCACCAGCTTATATTATGCGTAACAAATGTTATTCAGAATATGTTAAATCTTTTAATTTAATTAGTGACATATTTGCTGAATTATGTAAAGAATATCGTTATTACAGATAAAGTAGTGTTATTATGAATAATGCTTATGAATATGATGTAGAGATATATCCTAATTTATTTGAAGTTACTTTTATACCTAAAACAGCAGACCAAAAACTTATCGACGTTTATAAAGCTGTTGATATAAGATGTCTTGCTATTAAAAATGGTAAAGAAGGTAATCTTGAAGAACTGAAAGAAGCAAAGGCTAAATTGTTATTAGCAATGGGTGCTAAACAATTTGTTATTTGGATTGATTATACTACTGGTAAGTGGAGAAATGATGGGCCACTTATTATGGATTTCTTTATTCAACATAAAATTCTTACTGGTTATAACAGTAATAATTATGATAAAATTATGTTGGATATTTTTATTAATAATTATAAATATCTTGATGTAAAAGGTTTTAATAAGAAAGAAGGTAAACATATTACACAAATTCTATATGACCATAGTTGCGCTTGTGTAGATTTTGGTAAAGGATATAGTCGTTTACTTAATTTCAAGAAATATTATAAACGTCCTTTTACTGATTATGATATTCAAAAGATTTTATATCTTGATAAGACTTATACCAGTCTTAAACAAGTTGCTATTTGCTTAAAATGGTATCGTATTCAGAATCTACCGATTGCTTATAATTGTAGAATTAGAGAAGAAGATATTTATGATATTTGTAAATGATGTTCTTATTACATTAGAACTGGAACGTAGTCAAAAGGCTGAAATTGAACTACGAGAAGATATATCTGAAGAGTTTGGAATTGATGTCCGTAATATGTCAAGAAGTTCTATTGGTAAAGCTATTACTACATCTCTATATGAGAAATTTAGCGGTATTGATAGAAAAGATTTTATGGATACTAAGACTGATAGATGGAAAATTAAAGTTTCCAGTATATTAAGTCCTAAACTTAAATTTCAAACTAAAATTCTCAATGATTTACTTCGTACTGTTGCACAATCTACTATTGTTGTAGGTAGTACAAAAGATGAAGATAAATTTAAGCATGAATTTCAATTTGGTGATGCGGTATATACTATGGCTTTAGGTGGTTTACATAGTCAAGATAAACCGGGTTTAATAATTGCAGATGGATTTAGTTTACGTGATGCGGATGTTAGTAGTTTCTATCCTAATGGTATTCTTAGTTATGATGTTTATCCCGAACATCTTGAAAGAAATCCTTTCAGAGCTACTGTCGGTTATACAAAAGATAGTCGAATTGAAGCTAAACATCTTAGCAGTAAATTAATGAAAAAAGCTAAGAAAGTATTAAATGAATATCAAATTGCTAAAAATCAAAATCGAGTTGATGCTGAAGAATTAAATACTAAATATCATGAATTATTAGCAGAAAGTAAACGTCATAAAATTAAGGCTGAAGGTCTTAAGATTGCTATCAACAGAATGTATGGTGCATTTAGAGATATAAATGATTATCTTTATGACCCTAAATGTACTTATAAAGTTACTATAAATCTACAACTTTGTCTTTTGATGCTTATTGAAGCACTGGAACTCAAAGGTATTAAAGTTATATCTGCTAATAC